CACCCAGTACAACACTATCGAAGATGGTAAGTTTATGGGTGTAATCGGGAATGGTGGCTTGATGCTGTGTCGAATACCAATCGAAACCGCCAATGAAAGAAACGAGTATTACGGGACCCGTACCCGCGAAGCAATGACGGCAGTCGATCAAGATCTAATGAAGGAACAAAATCCTTTGATGCCTATTCATCAGACTAGGCAAAGTCGTGTAACCTTCGGGCGGGGAAAACCCCCTTCTGATAATTAATGAGGTGCTATAATGGCAAATGTTAATGTAGCCTATGGTCTGAAACCCATAGGAAAACTTGGTCAAGCGACCAATTCTACTGGTATGACAGAGTATCGCATAGCCGTCGCAAACACTAATCCAATATTCCAAGGCATGCCGGTTATACCGTTAGCTACGGGAGTTATTGACGATCTACAAGCTGCGGCTGGTGGTAACGTCTCTATTGTTGGTGTTTTTGGCGGATGTGAGTATACATCTTCAAGTACTGGTAAAGTAGTATGGTCGAATTACTGGCCTGGCTCTGGCGCGGATACTGCGTATCCTGTCAAAGCTTTCGTGTATGATGATCCAAACCAACTGTTCTCTGTTGCTACGTCAAATGTAGTTGCTGGAGCAGATACTGAAGCAGAAGTCCGCACAGCGGTTTTTGCTAATATTGCTCTTGCAACAGGTAACAGCGGTTCTACTACCACTGGTATGTCTTCTGCAACAGCGGATCTAAATACAATCGCAGCCACCAACACTTTGGCGTTAAGAGTTATGGGTATCGTAGAAGATCCCGATAATGCTGACTTCACTGTTGCTGGTATCCCTTTAATCGTTAGAATCAATAACCACTTCAATGCGCCAACTGGCTCCATTGCGGCGGGTACTGTTTCAACAACTGGCGTATAGGAGACTAGAAAATGGCTATATCACGCGCACAACTAGCGAAAGAGCTAGAGCCTGGTCTCAATGCCTTATTTGGCATGGAGTACGACAGGTACGAAAACCAGCACTCGGAAATATACACTACTGAGTCTTCAGACAGAGCGTTTGAGGAAGAAGTTATGCTATCCGGGTTTGGAGCTGCTCCGAATAAATCGGAAGGTTCCGCTGTAAACTTCGATGATGCTGGCGAAGCATATACTGCTCGCTACAACAACGAAACCATCGCATTGGCATTCTCAATCACGGAAGAAGCTATCGAGGACAATCTCTATGATCGTCTCGGAAGCCGATACACCCGTGCTCTTGCGAGATCAATGGCTCACACGAAGCAGGTTAAAGCTGCCGCTATTTTGAACAATGCGTTCACTGGTGGTACTTCTGCTGGAGGCGACGGAGTTGCACTTTGTTCAACTGCACACCCTCTTACAAACGGTGGGACACTGGCGAATACTCCAGCGACTGCATCTGATCTAAACGAAACTTCTTTGGAAGATGCGTTAATCAGTGTTGCTGGATATGTCGATGAGCGTGGACTAAAAGTTGCACTTCGCGGTATGAAACTTGTTCTACCACGGCAACTTCAGTTCATTGCAGAGCGTATCATGGTATCTAATCTTCGGGTTGGCACTGCTGATAACGACACTAACGCAATCAAATCAATGGGAATGGTTCCTGAAGGCTATGCCGTCAATGACTTCCTAACTGATCCAGATGCGTGGTTCGTTAAAACAGATGCTCCTCGTGGATTTATTCACTTTGAGAGAACTCCTATGGCGACGAACATGGAAGCTGACTTCGACACAGGCAACATGCGATACAAGGCTCGGGAGCGTTACAGCTTCGGATTCTCGGATCCACGTTGTGTATTCGGTTCGCCAGGAGCGTAATCGGAACTACTAAGAAATAGAGAGGGCGGCTATTTAGTCGCCCTCTTTTCGTTTAAAAAGGAGAGTAAAATGAAAATTGTAAATTGGGTTATGAAACGTTTATCTGAACCATCTAGCTATGCTGCAATAGGCGTAGGTGTTATAGGTATAGGAATGATATCAGGTGTAGGCGAATTGCTGTTCGTCGGCGTTGCCTGTGCTATCTTAGGTTTGATCCTCGCAGAAGAATCAAAAAACAGCAAATAAATAGAGAAAGGGTCCGGTATCAACTTGACCCTTTCTTTTTCTTTTAGAATATTGTATTCTATACACACCTTGACAGTCGCATCCCGCGACTGACATTTGCCACGACAAGGAGATTAACATGGCTACAACTACTTTCTCTGGACCTATTAAGGCCGGAACAATTAGAAACACTACTGGATCGACCGTTGGCTCAAATATGGCTAATGTTGGATTTGTCGGTATGTCTCAAACTGCTACGATTACCCAAGCGGCAACAACAACAACCACAGATATCATAATCCCAGCAAACAGCCAGATAATGGCTATTGACCTGACGGTTACTACTGCTTGGAGCGGTGTCGCAACGACAGTGGGATTCGGCGGCGTAGGCGCGGCTACTTCTTTAACTGCGGCGGGTGCTGTAGCAGGAGGCACGGTAGGGATTATAGCATCTAGTCCTGGAACAGATGCTACTCGTGTTGGAAAATGGCTAGATACTGGGACAAGCGACCATCGTCTCATCGTAACCACTGCTAATACAGGCAATGGAGTTGGTGCTGTAACTGTGCGCTATGCTCAAAATAACAACGTATCGTAGCAAGCTAATTTTTAGAGAGGGGGTAGCTCCCCTCTCACTTTTATAAAGGAGAAGAATATGGCGGGTTCAGACGTACAATCGACCTTCATTGAATCGGCGGCAGCAGATCCAGATGGGATCTCAGCAAGTGCACAGGTTGGAAACAACGCTAATTTAGTCATAGGTGGCGCGTTAGCAAGCGGCGGTGCTGTTACTTTCGATAATCCAAGAAATGTTACTATTACTTCTGGTGGTAACGATAGTGGAATAACTTTCACTGTTACTGGGACGGCTGCAAGCGGCGCGGCTCTAGCAGAAACTATTACAGGCGGCAACGCTGGAATAGCAACAGGAACATCAATATTTGCAACGGTTACTCAGATAACGGCAGTAGGTGATCCTGCGGGCACGGTCATAGCGGGATCGGGTACTACAATACAAGCTACTATTTTTGCAGGAAGATGCAGATTAAAAGGTATTTATTTAGTCAGCACTGCAACAAGTGGAACAATTTCATTCAGAAACGCTTCTGTAACAGGAACGGCTCTTCTACAATACAATACTCCAGCCGGTGTTGGCGCGGAATATCCAGATGTCCCAGACAATGGGATGGTGTTTCCAGACGGTGCTTACCTTACTTACAGTTCTGCTCACGCAACTTCTGCAACGATCTTTTACGCTTAGAGGTTCTTATGGCTGATAACATGCCAAAAAGAAATAAAAAGAATTTTCGCCCTACTAAGAGTGGGGCGGGAATGACGGAGAAGGGTGTCAAATCCTATAGAGCAAAGAACCCAGGATCAAAGTTAAAGACTGCGGTCACGGGCAAAGTTAAAAAAGGTAGTGCGGATGCAAAGAGACGAAAATCTTATTGCGCTAGGTCCGCTGGACAAATGAAACAATTTCCGAAGGCGGCTAAAGATCCTAATAGTCGGCTTCGCCAAGCTCGTAAACGATGGAGATGCTGATGAGTTCTCAAGTCAAATTAATCTTTATTGCGGCTGGAGTTTCTATTGTTGTAGGGGTTGTTGGCACATGGTCTGCTTGGGTTACTCGTACTTTAGTTACTGTGGATAAGACTACGGCAGTCATGAGTATAAAGTTAGACACTAACCATAGTATGCTAGCTGTAATAATGAAAAATCTTTCTATAGAAAGGGTAAAATATGTCAACGTCAGGGACTAGAACCTTCGATCTTAGTATCGCAGAGATAATAGAAGAAGCGTATGAACGGTGCGGATTAGAAGTTAGAACAGGATACGACGCAGAGACAGCTAGAAGATCGCTTAACTTAATGTTTGCTGATTGGTCCAACAGAGGAGTTAACCTCTGGACAGTACGATCCGCTACGGAACCATTGGTACAAGGAACTTCGGCTTATACTTTGAACAAACACACTGTTGACATATTACAGATAGTTCTTAATCGAAACGGTACGGACTATGAGATGGATCAAATTAGTAGGGCTAACTACGCTAGTTTACCTAATAAAACTACCCAAGGAAGACCTAGCCAATATTATTTTGATAGAAGAATTTCTCCAATTATAAATGTCTGGGCTACTCCAGAGAATTCAACTGATACATTGACGTATTATTACATTCAACAAATGGAAGATGCAGATTACCTGTATAACAATGTGGAGGCTCCCTTACGATTTTATCCTTGTATGGTGGCAGGACTTGCATATTATATGGCTATGAAACGAGCACCAGATAGATTGCAAATATTAAAATCTGTTTACGAGGAAGAATTTGCTAGAGCTTCTGACATGGATCAGGACTTCTTAGATCTTGCTCTGAGACCTAGTGGTAGTTATTTGAGGGCAAATTAATGGCATACGCAAGTGGTAAAAAAGCTTGGGGCATTTCCGATAGGTCTGGTTGGAGATACCGTTTAAATACTATGCGGGTAGAATGGACAGGTGCTAAAGTAGGACCCGATGAGTGGGAAGCAAAACAGCCTCAATTAAATCCTCCTCCAGTGACTCCAGATCCTCAAGCACTGCGAGATCCTAGGCCTCAATCAAACCTAGCCGCAGAAAGAGTTATACAATATGGGTGGAATCCTGTAGGTATGGCAAGTAATGACGGGTTAACTCCTAACGATCTCCCTGGAACGGGAGAGATAGGAACTGTAACGGTGGTGACAACATGAGTTTTACATATGCAGAATTAAAGACAGCAATACAACAGTATACAGACAATACGGAGACGAGCTTTGTTGCAAATCTCCCTACGTTTATTAGAACAGTAGAGGAACGGCTTTTAAAGTCGGTAGATCTTACTGACTTTAGGAAGAACTCAGACGGTGCTGTCCAAGCAAACAATCAATATCTTGCAGTTCCTTCTGATTATCTGGCTTCATTTAGTTTATCTGCTCAATTTGACGGCACAGTATCGGGTGTATCTATTACTCCTAAGACATTTTTACTTCAAAAGGACGTAAACTTTATTCAAACATACACTCCAGCTCCCCAGGATACGACACCTTCTTTGTTACAAGTAGGAAGACCGTTGTACTATGCGCTCTTTGATAAAGATAACTTCGTTCTT